AAATGAAGATGGATCAATTGATTGGATGCCGATTTACTCTAATGCTCTGTCAGGAATAAGCATGGCTGATGGCATTGGATGCGGAGTAATGCTGATAAAGAGAAAAGTATTAGAGGCATTAGAAAAGCCATATTTTTACTTTGAGCAATTAAAAGAAAATAATATTCTTGGAGAAGATATTTATTTCTGCATCAAAGCAAAGGATGCAGGGTTTGATACTTGGGTGGATCATGATCTGTCTAAGCACATTAAGCACATTGGACAGTATGTTTATGGATGGCAGAACATAGAACTGCCTAAAGAATAAGGGTTAATATGCCATTTACGAATTACAGCGATCTAAAGACCTCGGTGGCAAACTACCTAGGTCGGTCTGATTTGACATCGGTTATTCCAGACTTTATTAGCTTTGCAGAGCTAAGACTCTCTAGAGATCTTAGGACTCGGCAGATGCTCAAGTCGGCTACTGCATCGACAGTAGGTGGTGATGGCAAAGTTGCACTACCGACAGACTTCTTAGAGTTAAGGGATCTCCATGTCCAAGGCAATCCAAGGATGCCATTGACTTATTTATCTCCTAGTGCATTTACAAGAGATGCATGGGCAGATGAGAGTGGCAAGCCAAACTTTTATACAATCTTAGCCACAGAAATAGAGTTAGCACCAGAGCCAGACACAGCATATGTATTAGAGATTCTCTACTATGCCAAGCCGACTGTATTGTCTAACATTACAGCATCAAATGTCTTTTTGGCAAACTATCCTGATGCCTTGCTATATGCTTCTTTATTAGAAGCCGAGCCATATCTTATCAATGATGCTAGAACACAAACTTGGGCATCGCTGTATGATAGGGCTATTAAAAACATCTCGGATGCAGACCAAAATGGTGAGTATTCTGGTGTCCCATTACAAATGAAAGTAACCACTCGATAAGGAAATAAAATGGCTGAAATGTCGAACTATTTGGAGAATGCACTAATCAATGCCACTCTCCGAGCAACCACATTTACCTCACCTGCTGCTGTCTATGTAAGCCTTCATACTGCTGACCCAACAGACGATGGATCTGGCACAGAAGTTAGTGGTGGATCATATGCTCGAAAATCGGCTACCTTTGCATCACCTTCTAATGGTGCAAGCTCTACAAGTGCTGATGTTACATTTGACCAAGCCACAGGCTCATGGGGAACAATTACCCATATCGGCATTTGGGATGCAAGCACTTCTGGGAATCTTTTGTATCATACAGCCTTGACTGCAAGCAAAGCAATTGCTACAGGCGATATTTTCAAGATTGCATCAGGTAGCCTAACAGTTACATTAGCTTAATGGCACTAACTCTCGAACAGTTAGATCAGTTCGGGAATTTAGAGCAAGTTCCATACTCATTCGACCACACTTGGGAAACAGACGAAGTATGTGGTGATTGGAGATTAGAAGATATGGATTCCTTGGGGAATCTAGATCAGCTAAATATCTCTTTTGACGATCCTGTATGGACTACTCTATGTGTCAAGTTCCCATCTGCATCAATTACATCAGAAGCAACAGTAAGTGCTGATGGCACTCGTCTAAGATTTGGAGAGGCACAAGTAGATGCAACAGCTACTGTAGATGCATCAGGATTAAGAATAAGAACTGCTAGTGCAGACATTACTGCCGATGCAACAGTAGATGCTACAGGCTCTGCAATCCGATTTGGAATAGCAGACATTACTGCCGATGCCACAGTTACAGCAGCAGCAGTCAGAATATTAGTCGGAGAAGGACAGGTAAATGCTAGTGCAACAGTTGATGCTACAGGAAATGCAATACTGGCTGGATCTGCTGATGTCAGCTCACAAGCGGATGTGTCGGCTGATGGTATTCGAGTTAGAACAGGCTCTGGAGAAATCACAGCAAATGCATCGGTGGATGCAGAAGGAATTAGGCTTAGAACAGCAGTAGCAGATATTACAGGCACAGCCTCGGTATCAGCAGTTGGCGGTGTTGAATATGCAGGAGAAGGAACAGTAGTAGCCTATGCTTATGTAGATGCAACAGCACAGGCTATTTATTCTGCTAGTGGTGCAATCACAGCAAATGCAACAGTAGTAGCAGTTGGCAATAGAATTGGCGATAATTGGACTGTTGAAACAGAAGGATCTGAGGCTTGGACTGCACAAACAGCAGCCACAACAGTATGGACAGATGTTTCGGCAGGATCAGAGACTTGGACAGCCACAACAGCAACAGTAACTACTTGGACAAATATATCTAGTGGAACAGAACAATGGCAATAAGCAGAGTTACTTTTGGAGAATGGACTCCAGATCAGCCAGGCCTTACTAATGGTTTGAGAAGGGCAGAAAATGTCTATCCAAAATTAGTTGGATATGGAGCTATTCCTACTGTTGTAGACTATTCTGCTGCTGCATCAGAAAACCTAAACAATGTTGTTGCAGGTAAAACTACAGCAGGTGCTACATCTGTATTTGCAGGTGGATCTACAAAACTGTTTAAACTAGACCAAGGTGATCTATCCCTTGACGATGTATCAAAGTCTGGTGGATATACAACAGCCACAGACCAAAGATGGAAGTTTACTCAGTTTGGATCGGTAATTATCGGTGCAAATGGTCAGGCAAAACTACAGGGTTATAACCTCAATAGTTCTACATTGTTTGCTGATTTGGCAGCCGATGCTCCAACAGCAAGGTATGTAACAGTAGTTCGAGACTTTGTTGTAACAGGGTGGCAAACAAGTTATCCAAATAGGGTGCAATGGTCAGCATTGGGCGATGAGTCAAGCTGGACTAACTCAGCAACCACTCAAGCAGACTACCAAGATATTCCTGATGGCGGTTCTGTTGTCGGTGTAACAGGTGGTGAATTTGGTCTAATCTTTATGGATCGAGCAATCCATAGGATGTCTTATGTTGGAAGCCCATTGGTATTTCAGTTTGACAACATCAGTCGAAACTTAGGATGTTATGAAGCAAACTCCATCATTCAATATGGTGGCACATCTTTCTTCTTAGGCGATGATGGCTTTTATGCCTGTGATGGTCAGAATGTAATCCCAATCGGCAATGAAAAGGTAAATAGATACTTCTTTGATCGAGTAGACGAAGGAACTCTATACTTAATGTCAGCAGCAGTAGATCCTTCCAAAAAACTGATTATTTGGGCTTATGCATCAAATAGCTCAGCAACCCCTGATAGTCTGCTTATCTACAATTATCAGACTCAGAAATGGACTAGTGGCACAACCTCTGTAGACAGAATTGCATCCACATCTACTCCTGCTGTTACCTTAGAGGGTATGGATGCATATGGAACATTAGAAACCATCATGACTAGTTTTGATAGCCGACTTTGGTTAGGTGGAAAACTACAGTTAGCTGGTGTAGATGGTGCAAAAATAGTAACTTTTACAGGTGCTAATGCCACAGCCTATTTGGAAACAGGAGACATAGAAATACCTGGTTCTACATCTGCAATCACAATGGTCAAACCTATTGTTGATGATGGATCAGGAAGTGTTGCATTGCTATCTAGAAGGCTTTTGACAGAATCCACAGTATTTGGCTCACAAACAGCAGCAAATGGTGAAAATAGAGTGGCTGTTCGTGGTGTTGGTCGCTATCATCGTCTACAATTGACACCAACAGGCAGTTGGACATCAGCAGTAGGTATGGATATTGATTTAAGCCCACTAGGAACTAGATAATGTTTCGAGTTTTACCTCCATTTGGTTCAGATCCAAGGGGTGTTGCCGAAGTAGTCAATGGGATTATGAATGGCAAAACCAACAATACAGGATCAATTACTTTAGCTACTGGTGGAGCTTCTACAACAACCATTACAGATGCTCGGATTGGTGTAGATTCTGTTATTTTGTTGATGGCTACAGATGATGTATCTGCTACTGCTTATTATCCATATTTAGCAGTTCAAGACGATACAGATCAAGCAGCAACAACAACCACAGCAGAAAACATTATGTCTTTTTCTACAACAGATTATGCTTTAGGTGCTAGTCTTGTAGATAATACAAAGTTAAAAGTAGATTATGCAGGACTATACAACATCCAGTTCTCTGCCCAATTAAAAAATACAACAAATGATGTAGAGACAGTTAGTATTTGGTTCAAAAAAAATGGATCAAATGTAGCAGGTAGCAATAGCGAATTTGGTGTGCCACAGAGAAAATCTACAGGCACAGATAGTCAATTGATTGCATCATTAAACTTCTTTATTGCATTGCAAAAAAATGATTATGTTCAGTTAGCATGGAGACCAACAAACATTGGTGTCAGCATTGAGCATTTTGGGACACAATCAACACCTACTAGACCTGCAACACCTAGTGTCATAGCAACAGTTAGTTATCTGTCATCGAATGGATATACAAGCAACATTTTTACAAGGCCTTATATTTCAGCAGTAACCAATGGAAGTGCCACTATTAGCCATCCAGCTAATACAGTATCAGGCATGACTTATAAATACATCATCGTAGGATAAAAAATGGCAACAACCACTACTACATCGTCAATTGATCCAGCATTATTGCCTTATCTAACCACAGGTTTAGAAAGGGCACAGAGCTTATTCTTGACAGGTCAGCAACCAGAGTTCTTTCCTGGTCAGACCTATGTAAGCCCATCTGCTGCCACTACTGAGGCGATTGCTCAACAAGAGGCTATTGCTCGGCAACAGTCTCCTGTTCTGCAACAGGCTCAACAGGCCTACCAACAGTCTTTGGGTCAAGTCGGACAGACTGCTGCTGGTGGATTCCTAAATGCGAATCCTTATCAACAGGCAATGATGGAAGCTGCCACAAGGCCATTAACTCAGCAATTTAGCCAAGCAGTATTGCCAGGCATTTCGAGCCTTTACAGCCGATCTGGTCGATTGGGTAGTGGTGCTATGGAAAGAGCATTAGGAACTGCTACAGAGGCTTTTGGGCGGTCTTTAGGGGATATTACAGCCAATATTGCAGGAACTCAGTATCAGCAAGAAAGAGGACTTCAGCAACAGGCTCAGATGCAACAGGCTCAGTTAGCCGGTCTTGCTCCTCAGTTCTACAGTCAGCAATTCTTGCCTTCTCAGACATTGGCTCAAGTCGGTGCTCAACAAGAAGCCATTGCAGCACAACCTCTACAAGAGCAATTGGCTCGGTATCAGTTTGGTCAGCAATTGCCATACCAACAGTTACAAGGTTACTTGTCATCGGTCTATGGCACTCCATTAGGAAGCTATGGCACAACTACCCAACAATATCCTACCTATCAGAATCGAGGAGCAGGCATTCTTGGTGGTGCATTAGCAGGTGGATTAGGTGGTTATGCTCTAGGTCAAGCATTCCCACAAACATTTGGAACAGGATTTGCAGCTCCAGCATTAGGTGCTTTAGGCGGTGGATTATTAGGAGGTTTCCTGTAATTGTTAGTAAGGCGATATAGCTCAAAACAAATACAGTCTGAATGGGCTGTAATTAAGGGCTATATTGCCGATGCACTTACTATGAGTGAATGTGATGAATATGATGTAGAAGATGTAAAAAGTTCTTTAATCAATGAACATTTGCACTTATTTGTGGGTGTAGAACAAGATAAAATACAAGGTGTCATAGTTATATCTTTTGTTCAATATCCGAAACAAAAAGTAGCTTTTATATGTGCATATGGCGGTAAGTTTGTAACCAATCAAGAGGCATACAAACAACTATGTTTATTGTTTAAAGCATTTGGAGCAACAAAAGTTCAAGGTTATGTCAGAAACTCTGTTGCAAGATTAACAAAAAGACTTGGATTTGTAGAAAAACAAACATTGATAGAGCATAAACTATGAGATTTAACAACAGAGCCTGTGCATTGATGGATATTCCAGACCTTCCACAAAATGCTTTTGAGCATTGTGGAGATGGCAAGATCAAACCTCAAGGTGGTGGTGGAGGTGGCATTCCAGTTATTTCTGATATTGGATCTGCATTAGAAGATGTAGGTCAGGCTGTTGGTGGTGCTGTAGAAGATGTTGGTCAATCTGTTAGTGGTGGACTTGCAGAAGTAGACAAGTTTGTTAATCGAGAGATTCCTGGTGGATGGGTATTACCAGCAGCAGTAACAGCAGCAGTAGTAGCACCATATGCAGCACCAGCATTATTAGGAGAAGGTGCAGGAGCAGCAGCATTTACAGGTGCTACAGAAACAGGATTAGCCACTCTTGCAGGAGAAAGTGCAGCAGCAACAGCAGCTCAAGTAGCAGCAGCAGAAGCTGCCGGAGCAACATTATTAAATGAAGCAATAGCAGCAGAAGCTATTGGTCAAGCATTGCCATATACAGTAGCAGCAGATGCAGCCAATTTAGCAGCTAGTGGATTTGATGCAGCAACCATTGCACAAAATCTTACAGCAACAGGAGTAGATTCTTTTGTTGCAGCCGATGTAGCAAATTTAGCATCCCAAGGATTAAGCGAAGCAGCTATTGCACAAAATATTGCTCAAGGATATACAGCAGCAGAATTAGGTGGCACAGGATTAAAGTCTACATTGCCTGTAGTTTCAAAACCACTCATTAGCCCAACTCAAGCATTGCAAGGATTAAGAATGGCTAGTGGATTATTGGGTGGCGGACAACAACAACAAGCACCACAATTGCCAACATCAGGTGGATCAATGGCAAGAATCCCACAAGGCAATGTTGATTACTCAGGTTTATATAACTTATTAGCTCTCCAAAGAGCAAGAAATCCAAATTCTTTATTAGGATAAATTATGGCAATTGATCTATCTGCTTTATTCGGTCAGCAACTAGACTACTCTCAGTTTATTAGTCCTGCCGAGCAACAAAGAATACAGTCTAATGCAGGTCAGCAGGCACTATTAAATGCTGCTATCTCTGCATTGGGAATGACAGGTCAAACAAGACAGCCTATCAGCACAGGTCAAGTCTTAGCTGGTGCATTGGGTGCAGGAATGGAAGGCTACAACCAGTCTTTTGATCGCACTC